TGATGACGGCTCACGACACAATCATGCGTCAATTGAAAACTCAATCATCGATATTGATGAATCTTTTGTGATTGATGGGAAATCAATTTCTTATCCAGGCGACATCAATGGTGTGCCCGACGAAATTGTTAACTGCCGCTGCACATTGCGCTTTTCATAGTCACACTATACAAATCTGTATAGACTAATATAACGCTACAACAATTGTATTGTTTTATAAGTTATATTGCATGCGGAGGGCGTTTTGGAACACAAGCAAGTACAAGTATCAGATGTCATTAATGTCGACACCATTGAAGGTGTTGCGGAAGCGATTGTCTCAGTAACAAATATCGTTGACTCGGTTAATGACATTATTGTCCCAGGTGCCTACAAATCAACCCTAAAGAAGCGCAATCCTAAAGGAGTTTGGTCACATGACACAAACATCCCAGTCGCCAAAACCCTTCGCGTAGAAGAGTTGATGCCTGGCGACCCTCGCTTGCCAATGGACTTGATTGGGAAAAATGCTGGCGCTCTTTTGGTACGCATGCAGTTCAACCTGAACACAACTCGCGGTCGTGATGCATTCCACGATGTTCAGTTCTTTGGACCAGAACAAGAGTGGTCAATCGGGTATTCGGTCGGCGAAGGCAAGTCAAATACAGACACCAAGACTGGCATCCGCAAAATTAACGAACTTGAACTCTACGAATATAGCCCAGTTATATTTGGTGCTGCCCCCCATACACGAACACTATCCGTTAAAGAGGATGGGTTCAGCGAGGAAAAAGCAAAACCAGGCGATGTAAAAATTGGAGACTTTGTTTCTTGGAATTCATCTGGTGGAACCGCAAGAGGAAAGATTGAATACATCATGCGTGATGGGACCCTCGGCGTCCCAGAATCTGATTTCAGTATCAATGCAACGCCAGAAGACCCAGCGGCATTAATCCGTATTTACAGAAAAGGCACAGACGGCTGGGAAGAGACAGAAACGCTTGTGGGACACAAGGTTTCAACATTGCGAAAGATTGAAGACCTTAAAGCATCTTCTGATGTTGAGGAAACTAAAGCAATAGAAGCAATCTATTCCGACATTGATTTTAGTATTCCGAGTGGCGTAAAAAAACAAGCAGAGATTGGACTTAACTGGTCAAAAGAGTACGGTCGCGGCGGTACTTCGGTAGGCAAAAATACAGCCAACTACTTGTTAAACAATGAGACAGTTTCTCCTGATAAGGCACGACATATTGCCCGATACTTCCCTCGTCATGAAGGAGAACAGTCCTTGCCGAAGAATAGCGACCCTGGCGCAGATGGCTACCCAGGAAACGGCGTTATCGCGTGGAAACTTTGGGGTGGAGACGCAGGACGCCGCTGGTCGGAAAAACTTGTCGATGCAATGAATAGCCGCGATGATGAAAAAGACATGTACACAGACTCTCCTAGCGGCACACCATCAAGTTTTGGCACACCACAAGGAATTGGCATTGAACCACGCCAGCCTCGTTCCGCCCGAGTTCCTAGAAAACCACGAGAAAACACAAAAGACATGCATTCAGACCCCTCAGAGATGGAAGACGAGACAGAGATGGCAATGTCGCCAGGTTCATATTCCGACAAAGGACTCAACGAACGACAAATGTCAATGGTTGATGACTACTGTGAAATCGTTGCAGAACATGGACTGTTTAATCAAACAGCAATGGCTGACGGTGCGCACTACGCAGAAGAAAATCCATTTGTTGCAGAAGGATTAAAATGCGCCAATTGCGTATTCTATGAAGGTGGTCAAAAGTGCCACATCGTAGAAGGGATAATCAAACCAGATGCAATTTGCAAATTGTGGATTATTGACCAGACACTAATTAGTTCTGAGACAGAAGACTCCGACATGGAAGAGCCTGAGATGGAAGACTCAGAGATGGAGCCAACTCTGGAAATGATTATGAATGAAGGAAAATCTGTTGATTCGCTTGAAACAAAAGGAAATGTTTCTCCTAGTCATTCAACTGCAGTAGACGATACATCAAAGTGGGTTGACACGGTTCAATTTCGTCGTATGAAATCGCCAGCATCAAAGAAGTATTACGACAAAATTTTTGGGTATCAACTCCCGAATACAGACGGGACAATGAAGACCCATTATTCTTATGTCCATCACTTTGTTAATGCCGATGGAACCCCAGGTGCAGCATCATGGGCAGCGCTAATGAATACGATGTCATTGCTTAATGGTGCCCGTAGCGGAACTCGCCTTCGTGGCGAAGAGCGCACCAAGATGTATAACCACTATAAGCGTCACTACCTGGACCTTGGAAGAACACCGCCAGAACTTAAAAGCGACTTAGATATCGACACTATTATGATGGAAAAAGGCTTGATTGATGAGCCATTGACACCCAAGGAACAAACGCATGAATAACGAAACAAAAGCATCATTGCCAAGCCATTCAACAGATGTTGATATGACTTCTTCATGGGATAACGGTGCAAACAAAAAGCAAGTTGAAAGCCCATCAACAAAGTCATATTTTTCTAAAATATTTGCTTATTTAGATAATGATGCAGACGATACAGTCAAGTCTTCATACCGCTACATCCACCATGAAGTTTCGGCAGACGGAACTCCAGGACCAGCGAACATGCGCGCACTGGCTGCTGGCATGGCGGCCCTCAATGGTGCCCGTCAGGGAACCGTAATTGACGAGGCTGGACGAAAGGGTGTTCATGCTCATCTTTCTTCCCACTACGAAGATGCTGGTCGCAACGCTCCGCCTCTCCTTGCCAAGTCAGAACTTGACAGTATTTACACAACAATGGAAACAAAATCAACAGAACTTGTTATCGGGCAAGCCGTTTCTGCAGACAATGTTGACGAGATTGTTTACGGCACAATCATTGAATCAAACGACGGTGAAGTTGCTATTCGTGAGTGGACTTTTACTGATGAAGAATGGCTACCAAGCGAAGCCGTCTATGACTTCCCACTAGAAGAAGTAACAGCAGACAATTTCCTTTTCAAGAGTTTAGAGAGTATTGTGCAAGAATATAACTTGAACGATGCACCCTCTAGCGAAGAGGCACAAGGTGTTGATAATGTTACAACCATTAAATCGAAGGATTATGAAATGACCGAACAAGATTTTGAAGTACTAGTTAAAAGCATTGCCAAATTGGTCATTGCCGAGATTGGTTTTAAACTAGACCCATCAATTGAAGAAGTAAAAGATTCTGCTGTAGAAGTAGAAACATCTGAAATTGCCGAAGAAGTTATTGAGGAAAAAACCTCAAATACAGAAGAGCAAGCAACTGAAATTGAAACAGAAATCAAGTCTGAAGAAATTGCTGAAGAAGCAGTAGCCGAAGACGCTCCTGCAGAAGAAGCAGTTGAAGAAGCGGTTATTGAAGAAGCAGCAACAGAGTGCGCCAACGAAGAGCACACCGATGCATGTTGCGGAGCAGCAGAAGAAAAAGCAGCCTTCCTCACCCTCAACGATTTGAAAGAGTTCAGCGACCTGCTAGATATGCTATAGTCTCCGTATCGGCAAACACGCCGACGGAGGAACTATGGGAATATTTGAAGAGTGCTTTGTATACAAAGGCTCAGGCACGACACGCGGCGGAAAAGTTGATTCCATTTTAAATGGCATGAACAAGCAAGACAGGGAATCCCTTCTTACCGCTCTACACGAAACAAAAATCTCATCAGGAAAAATTGCTGATGTATTAACTACTCGTGGAATACCAGTTGGAAAACAGGCCATTCAACTTTGGCGTAGTGCAAACATTAAGAAAGAATCATAATGTCAATTAGTGATGCTCTTAATGAGGAAATAACAAAATCGCGTTTAGGTAAAATCTCAGACCTTTTAGAAAAGTCTGGTATTGATGTTGAGCAAATTGGAAAAGTGGAAAAAATCCGCATTTCAGAATGGCAAGGACTTACCAAAAACGAAGACGGCACAGCAGAAATTCACGACCTAGGTGGAATTTCAGTAGTTATTTCACCACAGTGGGAAACTGGGCCAGAGTGGCCAGTAATCCAACAAGGGCCATCTATAAGGCTTCCTAAAAGCCCAGCGATTGTTAAGAAATCAGAAGAGTGGGATACTGCAGTAATTCTTCCAGACATGCAGATTGGTTTCTTCCATTGTGGCGACAATGAAATGGAACCGACGCATGACCCAGACGCAATAGATTGCGCAATTGCTTTAGTCGCTTATGTAAAGCCTAAAAAAGTAATTATGCACGGTGACAACTTAGACCTTCCAGAAATGGGAAAGTACAGATTGTCACCAGCATTTCAACGCACAACTCAAGCATCAATTAACTACGCAACAACAATGGTTGCTCGTTTACGAGCAGCAAGTCCAGGCTCAGAAATTGTTTGGATTGCAGGAAACCATGAAGAGCGTCTTGTTAATTACCTTATTGATAATGCTTCTGCTGCTTTTGGTTTGAAAAAAGGAAACTCTCCAGAGTCGTGGCCAGTTCTTAGTGTTCCTTATCTTTGTAGATTCGAAGAATACGAAATTGCTTATGTTCCTGGATATCCAGCAGGTGTCTATTGGCTAAACGAAAAACTAAA